AAGCGATGCATCGTGCTTACGGTCATAATACATTTCACGTTGATTGCGAATAAATTCTTCATGAGATAATCCAAAGATATTTTCTGCAACCCACCTTCGAGAGAAGAACCCTTCTGTAGCAGATCCAGCAATATCAAACTTTTGTTTCCAGTGTTCAATCTCTTGTAATTCAGCAATTTTTGAAGGATTGTTTAATGCTAATTTGAATGATAACAAATCATCGCCGCGGAAACCAAGAGTATAAAGGTGAATAATTCCAACTTTTTCAAGTTCTGCGATAATAACTCTTTGGAGTCTTTGGATTGTTCTTGCGAAACGAATGTCTTTTTGTGCAAGCGTTGTCTTATCTTCAGCAGCACCTTCACCCATTGCAAGGTATGCTTGGGGAATTTTTAGCGCGGAAAAGAGTTTGTCACGAAGATATTTAATGTCGTCAATAGCTGTGATGTTTTGTGCACCTGCAAGTGATACAATGTCTGTTTGCGAGCCTGCGCGCACTGGAATAAAGTAATCCTCTTCGATACTCATTGGATTGTATCTTAAATCAATACGGCCAGTGCTTGGGTCAACAACAGAGTGTCGTTTAAGTTGAGTAACGATTTTTTCCATATATTGTTCAACTTCGTTAGGTGGAATTGCCCCAACATCAATTTTGAACACACGTCGCTCAGAAGATCTGACAACGCGATAAGCCATCATTGCATCTTCCATAAGCGTAAGCTGCCTCCAAATACGACGGGCGGGCTCAAGAATAGATGTGCCGTACGGTTGATACTTGTCATTACCTAATACACGAAAATGAGCAATTTGCCAATTTTCAAATGTCATACCGGCTGAATTCCACTGGTACTGGACGTAATTAGGATTCGTTGCATCTTGACCTTCAAGTCGCTCGATTTCTTGAATTGGCAAAGTAATAACAGACTTGACCCCGAATTTATCATCAATATCCATATACAAGAAAAAATCACCATACTTACACATAGTACGAGACCATCCAAACAAATTATATTGGATATTTAATATACTGTTATACAAAGTATCTAAAACCGCTTTGATTTCTTCGTTTGCACATCTGATATTTAACATTGGCTTAAGATCAGAATATGTGGTCATTTCGTCAGCGTATATGTCAAGCGTTGATGCTATCTCAGGCATATATTCCATTTGATCAAAATCCACATAACGCTCAGAGCGGCGCTGGTTGGCGATTGCATTAGTAGCAATTTGATCAAGGGGGTTATATAATGTTTTCTTAAACTGTTGACCTGATGCAGATTTAAACCTTGATGAATATTTATCAAGGTGTTGTCTGCGGATCCGGCGCCCTGATTGTGAACGATAATTAACAATCGGGCCCGAGAAAAGACGAGTTAACCTTTTAAACAATTCAGATTCTTGATTTGCTGGATTTTTGCCTTTTGGTCTTATTCTGTTGTCTGCCATTTATTTTCTCACTTTATAATCCAATTAAATTGATCATACATGTTTTTTGCTTCACTCATTTTATCAAATATATTATCTTTTTTGTAGCCATGTTGACCAGCAATTTGTGTATTCATGGTTGTTTTAGATGTTTTTATTGCACTAACAAAAGCTTTTTGATAGTTTAAATCTCTCGCACTTGTTTGCAATGCAGTATCTCTAACCCAACAAGCAATTGCTAATGCCATAACAAGATCATCATTATAACCTTTCATTGCTTGTGGTTTTCCATTCCTCCAAATAAAAGTTTTCATCTCGTTTACAGTACGAGTAGAATATATTTTAATTAGTTTGTTTCTTATAAACTCTTCTAATTTCGCAACTATAAGAGGTCGAGTCTTCATTGATGTTGTAAAACCAGCCACTGCAGTCGAGTGCGCTTCAGCTTGATACTGTTCTATATACTCATGTGTAGACTTAATGGAGTAATACAAATTTGGATATCCGTGCTCAACAAGTTTATCGAGAACTGTGTAACCGATGTTATTGTTCTCTACCACAAGCATAGCATTTCCAAATTCTCTCCCTACTTGGTTCAAGAAGTTAGCATACATGTCTGGCGTTGGCTTACCTTGGTACTCGCCTATTATTTCGAGAGTTTCTAATTTTATAATATGCAAAGTTGAATAGTCGGCGCCGTCACCACGCGATACATCTGCTACTGCAAGATAGTTGTACGATGGATCATATTCTTCCCAAATCCAAAAATTTCTATCAAACCCTGTTCTATACTTAGGTTCACACACATTATCTAATAACCATTTCATACATTCTGGATCAATAACTGTTTCGCCTGAAGTGTTGAAATTACATTCAAGTTCTTGTGCAATCTGACGCTTAGACATGTTTTTGGTTTCTTTTTTGTACCAGGCTTGATCTCTATCGGGGTGCACATCCCACGGCAATGTAGTTAAATTAAAATTATTGGCTCCAGATTCAGCGTCAGTGCATGTTTTATGAAACCAATTCCCAACACCGTTAGGAGTCGAAAGAGCAATACATCGACCACCAGTTGATAGTGTAGGATAAAGACCAGTCCACAATTCTTCCAATCCTTCAATGTGCGCAGCCTCATCAAGAACCAAAAGAGATAGTGCTTCTGAACGGCCGGCATCCCCAGAGGTCGAGGCTGCTTTAATTGATGAGCCATTAGAAAGCTCAAATGATGTGCGATTATCTACTGATATAGAAGCAATTCGAATCCAATCAGGCAAATTTTTCATAATGCTCTTAACTTTTTTAACCAAGTTGCCTGCTGTGGCAAATTTTGTGGCCATAACAAGTATAGACTTATCGCGATGAAATAACATCATCCAAGCAATATAGCCGGCTGTAATTGTTGATATTCCTAATTGTCTTGCTTTTAATATAACATTAAAACGATAATCATTAAAATCTTGTAACAAATCATCTTGAAAATCGTAAGTGTTAAACAGAATCAGCCCGTGCATCGGGTGAGATATACGGGCATAATTTTTAAGAAAATAAGCAGGGTCTTTACCACACTTAAGGATTTCTTTAACTTGTTGTTTTTTGTCTAATTGAAATGCCATTAGTCATTTGATGGTTTTGGTCTCGTATCATTTTGAGGGCGTTTACCACCTTCACCGTTCCAGCCACCTTGATCAATAAAACTTCTAAAAGCGTCTTCTGGTTTTTTGTCGGTTTCAGGAGCCACCGCCATTGATTCATCTAGGCCGCCTACTTTGTAATGCAACTTAGCTGTAACCCAAGAACGTACTCGTGATGAGTTTTCAACTCGAACATCAATTTCACCTTCTTTGGTAAGTGTTACTGATTCTCCACGAATTTTACGATATTCTTTTTTAAGAAACGAAACAATATCAGCCATACGCTGTTCAACATCGGATTCGAATCCAGCAGAATATACTTCTTTTAAGTGCACTTCTGACATATATGATAGACACATCATGTTGCCATAAAATCTAACACCAAACCCGTCCATTACTCTTTTATCAAGGATTGGATCACCTTCCTCTCTTTGGAGTCCTGCTTTAATTGGTTCTCCGCTTTCGTCCAATGCACCATCATATGCATTTGCGGCGGCTTGTGAAAGCCCTTGTACTATTTCATAAACTGTTGCCATTATTGTGGTTCTCCTTGTCCTTGCGGTTTTTGGTCAATAAGTTTTCTTAATTTTTCTAATGACGTCTGAATTGTCATGCGGTGCGTTTGGAGATTAATGTTTTCTTTGCCAGCAATATCATTAAAAAAGTTATATATTTGTTCAATCATGCTTCTTTCAACACCATCAATAACGCCAGCCCCAGATATTGTTTTATCTTTAACAGCTTGTCCAGTTTGGCCGGCTGTTCGTACGGTAGCTTTAAGTTTAGCTTGTTGATCTTCATTTTCTAATGCGATTTTGTTCATTTCTTCAATGATAATTTGCATTAACTTATGTTTTTTTATTTTCATTTGGTCTCCATCCTTGCAGCCATCTTTGCTCTCTGCCTTCAACATATTGAATGTAACACTTATTGCAACATTTAAACTTAATTAAAGACACATCATCCTTAACACTTTTTGAAAAAGCGCCGCAAACAGGACAATTTTTTAAAGATTCTCTATTAAGTAGTTTTTTCGTCATCTTTATACCATCCACGTCGACTTTTTCTGTGTAGTCTCGTTTTTTACTATTGCGAGCATACAATTCTTTCATTTGTTGTAGGTATTGTTTTTCCTTATTCTCGTCCCAGTCGGCTCTAGGATTTGCAATAGCGTCATCGCCATACTTTTCTTTAATAGCTTTTTCTATTGCAGCAATTTTATTATAATCTTTATCACTCATTAAATACTCTATAAGCACCGTAAGAGATTGCCATTCCGCTAGCTACTCCAACAGCTACCCAAAGTGCCGGGGTTTTTTTAGATTGTTTTTTTAACGCATTGGCTAATGCATCTGCTTCTCTTTCAAGCGATTGAACCCTAACATCATACTCTGCTAGTAACGCTTCATGTCGAATTGTTAAGTTTTGTAATTCTAACTCATGTTCTGCTTTTTGTTTATCTAATTCGTACTGTATTGTAAGTTGGCAATTTTGCTCTACTGATTGCACCTCTGTTAATATGTGCGCAGTAGCGGCTGGATCAAACAAAACTCCCTCGAATGGTGCGCATTGATTTAATCCAAGAAATGTAAATTGTCCGGGTGAGTCAGCTAATGCTGTGCTACTCGACAAACTCAAAACCAAAAGTGTCAATAATCTCATTTGATAATGCCTCCTTGTCTTGAGAAAAAAGTTTTTCATATGTTTCTAATCTTTTTTGTTTTTCTTTCTCAAGTTGTTCTTTCGATTCTTCATAATTTTTGCGCAAGTCTTTTAAAGCTTTTTTATATGTATCTATTGCGTGTTCACGTCGAGCTATTTCTTCACTGTGAATGTCTTGTAATGCTTCAATACGTTCGCGAGTTTCTTCTTTAGAAATCTCGTAAGCTTTATTAAGTGCACGGTAATCCATTTGTGTTTTTATAGAAACCGCTAGCAAAGAAAGCACCACTGCTATTTCTTTCCAATTTTTAAGGGCAAACTGTAATATTTTTGACCAACTCACGAAACACCTTTTAGTTTTGCAATTCCATCAATAACTGCTTGGCCACCAATATAGATTGCAGAAATCATTACCCAGTCCTCAGATGAAACCTGCGAGGCAGCTAACATGCCAGTCGCTGTTAACCATACAAGAAATTTTCTAGAAATCATTCTTTCGACTAGTGCATCAAGCTTAGCCTTGGTATATGACATCATTTTTTACCTCGATTTTTCTTTGCGATATTAGTGGCTGCTCCATACATTACACTTTCAGCATCTTTGCCATATCTTTTCTTAAAATCTTTTTTATTCTTTTTCATGCCCTTTACAATGTCTTCTTTTTCATCTTCTTCTGCGTTAGTAAGTTCTCTTTCTGCTACACGGCGATATGGAGCATCAGTTGGATCTACTGTAGGCCTTACTGCCACAGAATCGCACTGAGAACCTTTGCCACCAGAGATTTGTATGTCACTAATCACCCTTTTCATTCCAAAAGCTATTAAGTCAGCATCGTGCCCCATTGTTTCTAATTCTTTCATATAACATGATAATAATTCTTGCAAATCATTTTTTATAATATCAACAGGACGTTGCTCGCCTGCTTGATAAACTCGTTCGTTTACAGGATCAAAATCTGGTTCAGCACCAGAAAGATAATTTAAAACTGTATTGAGATAATCATGTGCTTTAGTAATTTTTGACTCAACCCATTCTTCGTGATTATCATTTTCATCTACCATTCCTTGCAATTCTTGTACCATTTGCGACAAATTATTAAGTTGCCTAACGGCCATTGAACCTTCACCATCATGACCCTCAGACAATTCAGCTTTATTTAAAGGACTAGCCAGTCGGCCTGCGCCCTTTTGATACATACCAACGGTAAACGGATCATCACCAGTGAATGTTGAACTGAGATAGTCTATACTAATATCGAGATCTTCAATAGAATCTGTTAAGGATTTTATAGCATTAAGTAAAGCTTGATCAGTTTGCATTTCTTGCAAGATATATTGTTTTATTTGAGCTTTAGTTATTTTCATCACTTCCAGGTTCCAGTTATTTTACGTTTTGCAACTTCATTATTTTCAATAAAACTATCGAGTGATTGTAAAATTGATTTTCTATTTTGATCGCCGGTGTACCATTTAATAAATTCCTCAACTAAACCAGATTTTCTAGCTTCTCTGGCACGGAGTCCGTTGCTAACACAAATTTCAAAAAACAATTCTTCAACACTTTGTCCTTCCACAACTTGCGCAGCTTCACCTGCAGGCTGTTCTGGTTTTTGTTGTGGCTTTTCTTTAGTGAACCAATCTTTAATGTTGTTCCATAAACTCATAATTCTTTAAAATCCTTTAATGCTTTATGTAAAGCTTGAATAACACCATTGTTAAGGTGAGAATACTGTGGAGGATCTTTCATAGCATCCTTAGCAGCTTCTTGTAACATGCGTGCTAATTTTCTTTCGACTTGCTCGACAGTCATAATTCCATAGCCAGGAATTTGAAGATCAGGGCTGCGTGATTGGCCACCAGTATAATCTCTAAGTTCTTCGTCCAAAGAGCTTGCAGGTTCTTCTGCAAATTTTTGTCTAATTTGTGTTTCTAATTCTTTTCGTTTTTGATCAGGAATCTTTTTCAGAGCACTTTTTACTTCTGGATATGTGAGTGGCCAATATTGTAATACAATAGCAGCTATAGTCCATGCTATAGCATTATATGCAACATCAAGTGCTGGATCTTCCGTAACAATTTCTTGTTCTTCGTTTGTATGGCGGCGCCAATTTTCAAATAGTTTATTCATTATAAATTAATTCCTAGTTTTCCAAGCATATCAAAAACTGCATCTTCTACACTTTCTGGCAATGTTCCACTTTCTACAGCTTTTCCAATAATATTATACGCTTCAACAAATCTGTTAGTGTCTTCAAATGATAGCTCGTCGCCATGTGGCTGTTCAAAATCGTCCATTCCTTCGTTCATTTCTTGTCTGCGTGCTAAGTCTTGATACATTTCTTCTTCATCCATGTAGCCCATGGTTTCGCCATTTTGAAGAGTGACAACAGCGATATGTTTGCCGTCTGTAGTTTTAGCAAACATCACTTGCACATTAAATTTATCAGCTAAATCTTCCATAGCTTCTTTTTCAGCCATTTCAGGCTCTACATAATCTTCACCAGTATCGATATCGGCAACAGCGCGGCCTGGCTCGTATTCTGCTTCGTTTAAAGACTTTCGCCAATTTTCAAATAGTTTCTTCATTATTCTTTCTCTTCTGCCATTCTACCATCAGGCATCATACCAGGGTCTGATCGCTCAAGCCCAGCATCTAAATCTAAGTTTTTCATAGCACTTGAAAGTTTTCGTGCCAATGATGCAACTTGCATAACTGCAGCACCAGTTGCAGCACCCGCAGCACCACCACCTATAGCGGCTGCTAATACTTGTGGATCTTTAAGTTGATGTAATGCAAAATATACTGCTTGAAGATCGTTTGCTGCCATAGCAGGATCCATTGAAGTAAACCCACCCTCATCAAGTGTGGCTTCTAATTCTTCTTTAATAATTTGTTTAAGTTGTGATCTATTAATTTTCATTTACAATCTCCTATATTGCTAGTCCATTCATACTATAATTCTTTCAAATCTGCAATTTCTTGATGTAGGTTCATTACACCTTCAAAACTGCCAGGTTCAGCGTGAAGTGCTGTTGTGATAAGTTCCCAAGCCATACTGCCAACATCTTCTCCAAATATATCCATTACCGATTGACGGGATGCATCCATAGCCATTTCATATGATTGTTGATCATCTGCACGTTCTGGGCTTTTCTGAATAAAGGTGTCTTCAATCTCTTCTTTAATAATCTGCTTAAGTTGTGATTTACTGATTTTCATTTTGAATCTCCTATGTTGCTAATCCATTCATACTTAAAATCTTTCCTGTCCGGGATCCGAGTCAGCTGCCAACATCTTTGTCAGCGCTGACATTATCTCTTGTTGCTGATCGGGAGGAAGCTGTATCATTTGGCGTACAGATTTCATTATTGATCTTGCATCTTTGTTGTCGACTCTTCTAAGTCTTCCGATAAAGTCTTCCATTACCCGACTGATGGTGTCGCTTGTTTCTTGATCCAAAGTATCCCAATCAAGCCCACCCTTATGGAAGGTGCCCATTTCATTTAACTCTTCTGCAATAATCTGCTTAAGTTGTGATTTGCTGATTTTCATTTTGGATCTCCTATGTTGCTAATCCATTCATACTTAGTATCGCAATCAATCCAGGCACATTCTTTCTGACATAAACGCCAGAGAAAAGTGTCTCGCATCGACCGCCGACATAAGCGATTGCCGACTCAATATTCTTGCTGACTTTAGGGTCTGCCACCATCTCTTCTGACACAACCAGCACCAACGAGCCCGCCGCGGCCTTACCTTTCGGCGGAGGGCATGCAGACCTGTTCATACAGTTATGGAGAATCACCGATCCAAGCTTAGCAGTGTTTGGGTCCTTTATCATAGTCGAACCCATAAAAGCACGACCGTCATTACCCAAACATGTTTCCAAATCTTTGCTATCAAAAGACTGGATCGGTGAATCCTCAGTGGAGAGTTTTAACACTTGGGCTAACGACTTAGCAAATTGTGTGTTTGCGACAGGATACATGCCAAGCATGCCAATTCTGCCACGAAGTAAACGAGTTGAGCGCTCGTTGTCAAGAACAATATGCGGATGCTTAGCAACATCATTTGCTAGCGTCAACGCATTACGAGCGATTGTGGGATTAAGATTTTCTTGTGCTGTTGGCCATGAGACTACATAAATGACCTTACCGCTTGACTGCACAGAGCGCATGTAACGCTCAAAGACAGGATGCAAAGCGGTAACAGAACTACCGGTACCACCGCCACCGCCAGCAAGGACGAATAACCAATCAACTTTACCGAGTTTGATGCGGAGAGCATCTTCAACAATTGCACCATTTTGACTTAAAACCTCTTTTCCATATTCAGTGTTCTTGCCGATTCCATCAGAATCGGGGATAAGGACAACGTGGTCCTCTTCGACATTCTTTGGAATGTCTTTACCTGTTGTATTAACAAGCAACGTTTTGTTGAAACCAAGCTCAATAAAAGCGTTGGCCATTTTGTTGCCTCCACCGCCGACGCCAACAAAGCCCACGTTTATAGAAGATGGAGCAGTGTTTTCTGGGAGTAAATCTTCATCAGAATATTCCATCTGTAATCCGAAATCCTCAACCATTCCGAAATCTTCTGCTGCGACTTCTTCGTGATAGTGGTCTTTCTCCTGATTAAAGGAGGGTGGTGGCTCTGCGGGAGGCAGAAAATCAAACTCGTTGTTGTCGTTGTCACTTGACATAATATATTCCTTTATTCTGCGGCCTTGTTCTTAGTAAATGGTGGAACTACGTTTAAATCTCCAGTGGCTAACCTACTTTTAATCTTTTGATATCCTTTAGCGCCACCAATTGATGGGTGATCAAGTTGTGGCATGTCAGGCCGGTCAGGAGCATCTTCATTTTGTGGTAGCTGTGATAAATTATTGGCTACTCGTTTTGCTATAGCATCTCTGATAACTTTAGGATCGTTTGTTTCATTTGGTTCTAATCCAGCCCAATTCAAAATAACTGGATCTTGTTCTCTCGTAATTTGTAATATCATTTCATCGTTGAGCAATGCTCCTGGGGCTTTTTTGTCTGTTTGTTTATTTACATTAGCCATTATTTTTTTGTATATCCCTTCTGCTGGGACACCAAGAATATTAGTTGCTGCTCCACCACCTTTAGATGGGTGTGCATCTTTCGGGCTTGGATCTATGGCTGCAATTGCTAATTGAAGTGCCGCTAGCTTATCATTTGCATCGCCTGGTAATGCAATATTTGTTGCTGAGATAGTGCCGTCAGGGGTGATTGCAAATTGTCCCGACCACCTATGATGCCCATCAAGTACAAAAGGTGCAGAGATTGATATTGGGCCATGGCCTTTCTTAGATGAAATAGCTTTTTTTAAGTTTTCAGCGGAGCCCAATGGAAAAGATACTGATTGCATAAGATCGATGTAGCTTTGTGTTGGGGTGATCTTGTTTAATGGAACGCTATCAACACCCTGAACACTTACATTATCGTCTTCAGAAGCTCCATCGTATTCTTGATCTGCTAAGTGTAGGAATTGTCTAACTTTTGGTTCTTTGCCTTCTGGAGAATTCATAAAGGCTCTAACGGAGCCAGGTCCACCTTGATATACCTTAGAAATAGCAGCGCCGATTTTTGCGTCTTCTTCAGGTGATGCTAATTTTTTCTCGTTTAAAAACTTGTTCCAATTCTCTAATATTAATTTCATTATTGATTTACCCTTGCGTAGCCTTGTTTCTTTTCAATTACAATTTGCATGTCAACACAATCTTTGAGCGAATCAAGGTGTG